TGATCGCTGGGTTGGTCAACACAGATGAACCAGCAGTGACGTTGGATGTTGCAACAAACGGTGCGGTTGCAGCGTTGGTGTAACCAGTGCCGCCAGTTGTGGCAGATGTCAACATGCCCAAACACATCACAGCAGTTGCTGCGGTGGTTGATGCAGGGCTAAAGCTGATGGTAGGCACAGAAGTCATACCAGCGCCGTTGTTGGCGATGGTGATTGCGGTAACAGTACCAGAGCCGACCAATGTTGAGTTAACAGTCAACACTGCGCCAGAACCAGTGGTGTCGCCGTTGGCGTTGACCACAGTGATGGTTGGTGCGGCTGTGTAACCAGCGCCTTGGTTGGTAACGGTCACTGCGTTGATTGCGCCACCAGAGATGGTGCAAGTTGCAGTTGCTTGAACGCCACCAGCAGGAGGAGCAGAGATCAACAGGATAGGTGCTTTGGTGTAGTTGCTACCGGCTGTAGTGATAGTCACTGTGGTGTTGATAGCACCACCGACAATCACGTTGCCAGTTGCCAACACTGTGCCGCCACCTGCTGTAAATGTGCAAGTAGGAGAAGCGGCAGTACCCAAGCCTGTACCAGCGGGGTAGATACCGTTGGTGTAGCCAGAACCGGCTGTTGTGATAACAGTGCCAACCACTGTGCTGGTCATATTGATCAAGCGGACGTTGAAGCCGTCTGAAGAAATAAGAACAGGAGCAGATTGTGTAGATGCTTCTACAAAGCGCCAAATTTGTGAAACGCCATCATATTGCTGAATGGCGGTGTACGGGCCAAGGTGAGCAGAATACTGACCACTTGGAATAGTGTAGACCGCACCAGCGGGAAGATTGATTGGGGTGTTAGGCCAGTTAGTGCCACGTACACCAAAACCGATTTGATTGAACATTTATTTTCTCCTTAGATGGTGAGCGAGTTGTAGCCAGTGACCTTGGTCATTGCTTTAGGCTTAGTCACCACCAGTTCGGCAATGGTCAGCACAGCGCCAACATAACCGACTTGGAAGTTTGCCAAAGTGGACTCAAAGCCTGTGAAGGCAAATGAACCTTGCTCATGGATGTACAGACTCATGTAGTTGCTGTTGAGCAAATACACTGTACCTTCTGGGCAGTAGGGATCAGGATAGATAGGAACGCCAGCAACCATCAAGGCACGGAAACCAGATTGAGGGCCGTCTGAGTCATTGTCAAAACCAACACCTTTTCCTGGGGTGATGACGTATGACTCTTGACCAACGTAGTCTTGAGCTAACAGTGTCCATGTACCAAAGCCGCAGACACCAAATGTTGGAACTTCAGCAGCGTTCTTGACAGTACCGCTGATGTATTGCAACAAGTTCTGACGAGTGGGGTTAACAGAACCGGCTGCATACAGCTTGGATTTCCACCAAGTGTTGCTGGTACGGTTGATGTTGCCGTATGTGGCCAAGGTTGTACCGTCATCCACAGCACCAGGCAAGCCGATGAATTGTTGGGTGTTGGTGGTGTTGTTGTACAGGGCAGTGGCCATGCTGTCCATCATGCTGTTTGTTGCATCGTTCATACGAGCTTCAATCAGCGGGATGACTGCGTAGTCTTGCTGCACTGCGCCTTCCATACCGAGGAACGGCACGGGGGCAATCATGAGCTTCAAGTTGAACTCGGCATTTGTCACGCCGACCTGGACGGAAGGCTGGGCAAATGAACCAGAGTAGTCTGACCACTGTGAAGTGATCATTTGTGAACCCTGCACAGGGGCGGTCACAGAGGACACACCGCCAGATGCTTGTTGTGAGTTGCTCAGAAGAGCAGCCAACAGGGGTGTTGAGTTGTACAGTTGCACAACCAACTTAGGAATGAACGCTCTACGGGTTACGTATGAGAGTTCGGTGTACTGGCTACTGCCAGTGCTTGGAATGATACCGCCGCCAATAGCCATTTAAGACTCCTAAAAAAATCCCCTGTTTACCAAACTACCTTACAAACCGATTGGTCTGACAGGTTTACGAATTTCGCTCATCGCTTGTGCAGCCACATCCCGTGCAGCTTGAATAGGATTCTTGTGGAATGCCTTTAAGTCAAACTGCCTCATTGGGTTGGGATTGTAGCCACTTGGTGTTGGAACGGCGGCTTGTTTCATAAAATTATGATACTCAGCCGCTGTTTCATGATCAACAATGTTTTTTTCCAACATTATTTTTTCTACTTGCTGGATTTCTTGGCGGCTTTGAACCAGCCCTTTGTCCATCAAGTTTTTCCGTCTGTTTTCCAGATCATTGATTGATTCTTTCTCTTGCAACTTGGCTTCTAAAGATGCGACTCTGGCTTCAGCTTGTTGCAGAGCTTTGTTGGTGCGCTCTTCAATTTCCAACTCAGGCATAGCCACATCTGGCCGCACTTGTCTTGTCAATTGCAAAAAAGCAGAACGTGTGGATGGGTTTTGGTTTAACTGGTAAGCCAGTTTTGCCATTTCCCGATCTTCGTAAGACATATCTTCTAAACTCATAGCTATCCCCAAGAATGTTAATAACGGCGTGTGCGACCAGAGCTACGCTTTTGTTTTGGCGTATATGGATTTTTCATGATCAGATGACTTTCTTAGTGCCGCCTGGTTTCTCAAGCGTCATTTTGTTTTTGTACATCTGGCTGTTGATGGCTGTGCCGTCTTTGCCGCCACCGAATTGTGAGAAACGGGGAGGGTTAAACACTGCGCCATGTTGCATGTTGTTGTCAGTGGGTTTGCGGATTGGCAAAGAGCCACGGGGTTTCAAAATATCCATTTGATTTCCTTACATTGGAAGTGGAGGTTGTTGCATACCAGGCATGGGTGCTTGGGCAATGCTGCGTTGCTCAGGTGATGCGCCACCTGCTTGCGGCAGGGTTTGAATCATCTGAAGAATTTCGGCTGGCATGAGTTCACGGTTTTTGGATTCACGTTTGCCAAACATCTTATGCAAAGAGGCCAGAGACTTCATGATCTGCTGGCCTTCTTCGGATTCACTACCCAATGCTGGGAGGGATTGTTCTAGCAAATCCATCGCCATTTGGATATTGATGTTTGCTGCTGCCTTGCTACCCATCTTTGGTTCTGGTGTAGACATGGGAGAAGCCATTGGAGGTGTTGATGCGTCAGGCCCTGCACCGGCTGCATCTGGTGCTGGAATGTCAGTATTCTCAGGAGCTTGGCCCTGCTGAATCAATTCCATCATCTTTTCCATCGGCATAACAATTCCTTTGTTAATTGGCGGCTGTTAGTTTCCATCCAACAGCCAATGATGGGTGGTAAATCCACACAAGATTAAGGTTTGACCCTTAATTACTTGCGCTTAGATTTACGCATACCTTTGCGTGCTTTGCGTGCCATGTTAATGACTCCTTGAACAGCGGCCACATTTTGAAAGGGAATGCAGCCATACCCTACCCGGTTACCCGAATTCAGTCTCTTTTTGCAGAGCGTTGATCTCTTTTAGAAGATTGTCCACTCACGTTACTGCGTTTATACGACATTTGTTCTTTTCTTGCAACATCTTTTGATCCCATGTATCTGGGTTCATTGTTGGGGTTGCTCACCCCTCTGGTCATGCCTTGATCTGTTGCCATCATTTCTCCTTGGGTTGCTCGGGTTTACCCTGCGGCTGAGGCGGCTGCATAGCAGCTTTCTTCTCAGCTTTTTCCAAATCATCTTTGAGCAATTGTTTCATGGGCGGGTCAACCAGGTCAATCAAACGTTTCTTGTCAATGACCTTTGCCTCAAACAGCTTGAACGCCAAATCTCGGCTGTCTTCCATGAAAATTGGTGAGTTACTGTGAGCATCTACCTTGACCACGTAATCTTGGGTAAATTGCTCGGCAATAAATGCCATACCGTTTTCGTCTTCAAACTTGGTTTCGGTATACGCTTGCATGAGTTTCAAGTACAGCGTAGCCAACTTTTCCAAACTGTCTTCAATGATCAGCGCACGTTTCTTGGCACGGCTTGACCCCAGACGGGCAAGCTGGGATGCGTGGCCGGCAGAGCGAACACCAGTCTCGCCACGGCCTTGCAAGACAGAGGAGATGCCGCTGGCCTCGGCGAACATGGCATCTATCTCGGCAATTTCTTTAAATAAGTCTTCCGGCATTTTGGGGGCAAGTTCTTCAACTTTGCCGCCAGGCGTGTCTGACAGAATGAATGATGAGGGAGAGTTAAGGGCAAATGCTTTCTCATCTGTAATCCCCATAAATCCAGAAAACGCTTTGGGCGGGTTGACTTGTTTGGCCAACAGCATGGAGATTTCACCCACACGTTTTGTTCTAAGTTCTTGAAGATAAATAAGTTTTTCTACTTCTGACTGACCCCAGAAATAGTCATACAGCGGGTTAGGGCTGATCTGAACAAACGGGCATTCGCCTTTTAAGAACATGGATTCGCCGCTGCGGTCATAGATCACAACGTCTGGGCTGGCCATCGTGACCACTTGGTAGTCAGAGGTGTCATCGTTCCAGACCCACATCTCAACCATCTCAACCACTTGCTCGCCAAGAATAGCTTGATAGCGTCCCATGCTTTCCAGTGAGAGCGCCACGTTACCGGTAATGGTGGGTTGAGTCTGGGAGAAAGCCAGCCGGTTCATGGCGTTGGGCATTTCCTCTTGAGGAGGCGGTGCTTCAAAGACACGGCGCAAGATACTGTCACGTTGAGGGTGTGCGTACAAGCGGGTGTACAACTCACTCTTGGTCATGTAGTACTTGTGGCAGATTGCTTCTTGTTGGTCAGTGTATGGGCGATCTTCTCGCAACACGCCAATTGTTCCAGGGTCAATGACGTAGGGCTGGATGCTGCCGTTCTTGCCCATGACCACTTTGACAAACGTGGAGTTGTAGACCAGTGACCAGTTGATGGCGGTGGAGAACACTTGGTCAGTGTTGCTGTTAAGCCACTCATCGTTGAGAGCACGGGTCAAGACGGGAATCTTGGTGTGTTCTGATTTGTCAACGGATGCGCCGATATTGATGCTGAATCTTGTTGTTTCAGATGAGTACAGGAAAGAATTCAGTTGATCAATATGCGGCGCAATCTTGTTGTACAAGGCCGGAGGATCGTCGGGTGCTGCTCCAAACAAAAAGAAGCACTTGAGGATGTTGTATTGATTTTTGCGTTGGTCAACCGACACCAGACACTTTTTCATCAGGTCGATGTAAAACTCTTCCCGTGCATCATGTGCGGTTGGTATACGCATAATTTATATCATTTCTGGATTGAAAGGTTTTCGTGATCATGCTGTACCACGGATGGTTTGAGCGAATTGAGTCTACCAGTATCCCTGGCCAATTGTAGACCGTTAACAGATTCGTCTGCAATAGGGGCAGTGTTGTAGCCAGAGATTTGTCTAGGGTCGCCCCATTGCACGGCAAAAGGATTTTGCTGGCGCTGTTGTTGGCCAAACCTGGCTGGCTGGGCTTCACCCTCTCGCACTGACTTGATGTCGGACATCCCGTACTCTTTTGCCAATCCTTGCAAGGTGGTATCAGCGTGTTTTGTGGAGTCAGAACGCATTCCAACTGGCTGCAAGAACACTTTGACCACGGCTTCACCGTCACAACCTTTGGGACATTTGGCTTCCCAAGCCTCAAAATACCCGTGTGCCAAGCACTTGTAATCGTTTAATACTGCCATTTCATTCCCCATTTAGGTCACGTTGTGAATAATCTCGCCGGTTGACCATGCCGATGCGTAGACCAATCTTGCCATTTTTCATCTGCAAACCCATAGATGGCGCTATAAAAGGTTCAGCAACCTTCCTGTAATCGACAAATGTTGTGTTATCTCGGCGCTTCATAGTGCGTATTAACCCCTGTTTCCAGGCTTCATACCCCTTGTTGACCCTGATTTGCATGGTTTCAGACAGTGGTTTCTCCTCATACAGGAACACATCCCGCATGTGCCACATGTCTACACCGCAGAGTTGGGCAAACATCTTGTGGGATATGCCTCTGTCAGGGTCACGCAAGAACTTCTTTACCTGGCGCATCAACTCATCTTTTGTCAGAATCATTGCCGTAGTCCTATTCTGGCCAAGTAATTGGCTGCTACCTTGCCCACATACAGGTCACTTTCTGGCAGCACAGCGTCTTTGGCTTGCTTTTCACGGGTGATGTAGTTGGTAATGAGTCTAGGCTGTACCTGCTCTGCCCACGCCACGGTTGCCAGTGCGGAAGCAATCACACGGTCATCTTTGCTGCGCCCAGGTGCTCCCAAGAATCCGTCCTCACGCACGATGGTCTTCATCTCTTCCAGCAAGTCCATGCTGTAGACATTCATCATCCCACGCTCAAAGAAGTCTTTCATGTAGTTCATCATGCGCTCTTTTGTTTGGTGGGTGGTCATGAAACCTATGCTGTTAGATAGGCCGCCCATGTTGTCCATCTTGCGCCAGATGTAATTTTGCATACTGCCCAGCACATCTCGCAAGTCCCGTCCCATTTGGTTGGTCATGGAGGTTGCCAATGTTCGCAGCCGCCTGATCTCGGCAATGACGTTTTGTCCAGGGCCGTTGACTTCCAGGTTCATGGTTGAGTTTTTATATGCACCTGCAAGATGGGCGATGACCCACGCAAACTGGTAGGTGTTCATCTCAGCGGTTGCAAACTCTGCTACCTGGTCTAGTCCATCAGCATAGCAACGATACACCTGTATACAAAAGCGATCAGCCCAATCAGAAGAGCCGTAAGCAGGGTCAGCGCCAATAACATAGTATCCCTTATCGTCTGGTTCTTCCCAGATACGCAGTGTCCCCAGTCGTTCTGTTGAACGGATTACTTGTGTATCTTGGAAGTGTTGGCCAAAGGTATAGCGATAACAGTCGGGTACTGTCTTCTTGGCAACCTTGGCTGCATCTGTACAGCGGCTGTTTGAGAAGAAGCTAGTCCCCGTCATCACAAATGCGTAGTCTTCAGTGGGTGGAAACTCTTGGTACATCAGGCTTTCGTCCTTAATACCTTCTGCCATCTTCCAGCGCCACCACGCCATTTGGCGAGAGTTGATCTCTACGCCGTACAGCTTCTTAATATCTTTTGTCCACTCTTTCTCTTCACCTGTCAGTTTGCCATCCCAGTAGACTTTGTACATAGATGAGTCAGCATCAACCATGTAGTACTCATTACGCCACCAGCCGCAGAAGATGGCCTTCTGTGTTTTGGCAAACTTGGCGGTCTTGTACATGTCGTGGAACATGTTGAAACCTTGGGCGGTGCTTTCAAACATGTACAGGCGTTCTGGGTTCTTTTCAGCAAGAGAAGCTAAAAGGGATGCAAGTCCTTCTTCATTACCCCAGGAGGCTGTTTCTGTGCCGTGAAGATAAGTAATAGCTTTACCCTGCCCCAGACGAGACTTATTTCCAGCAATCTGGTAAAAGATGCGGCTTCTGTTCTTGAGTACCATCTGGTTACGGTTATGGGCCACCAAGGGAATCTTGAACTCTTTGGGAAGTCCTTCCATATACATCCCCAGTGTTGAACGAAACATGTCTCTGTTCTCTTCTGTATCCGCCACCAGCGTACCCTGCCATCCGGGGTGAGTAAATTGCCAGTAGAGGTCAAGAGCCAGTGATATGGTTGTGATACCCAACTGCCGACCCTTGAGAATAACGAAGAAGTGAATGTCATCGTCTAACCCCTTTGCTATCTCATTCATCACATACGTCTGAGTCCCCAAGGGCTTGACCATAGGAATCAAACCGTCTTCCTTAGACTCAATCTTGAGTTGAGCACAGAAGCGATAGAACCGGTCTAGATCAAACTTCATTCAATACGCCAAGTACGCACCACATCCCCCTGGGTCTTGGCAGATAGCTTTATCAACAACCGCTTACCAGCCCTCCAGTTGGCATTCAGTACCTTAGCCCTGTCCGACAAAGGAACAGTAAAGCTATCCCCCACAGCCATCTTCTCATAAGGATACGCATACACCTTACGTAACGCCGGTATAGGTACTCTCTTCTCTATAGTAATCTCTAACATGGTCTATCCCTTAATACACACATGTACAGATATTAACACATACCGCCAATACCAGTATTTTTTTTGGGGGTGGGAGCAATGTGGGGGTCACACCACATAGAGCTGACATCCCATTCACTCGGCCAATCCATTACGGGATTTGCGGTCTATACACGTATAGCATCACATAGCGCCCTAGCAGGCATGGATTATGCTTATCTACTGTGAGCTTAAGGTGATTGACGTTCATCCTTACCCCATGTTGACCATTGTGGATAACTATCAATTAATGACTATGAAGTCAATAGCATGATATAAACGATACTGTATGCAAAACCAGTATAATAGTATAACCCTTACAGAAACTTACATTGGTAAAATTACAACAAAATAAATTGTAAACCGTGTAAACGCATCTAGGGTCTATCACGTTATATACTCATCGTTAGCAATAGTGCTATCGACAATCAAGAGGAGTTACTCATGAAACGAGAAGAATGGTTATCAAATGCAACAGATGAATTGAGAAGTCTGTTTAAACAGCATGGCGTTGATCTGCCCTTAGAAGTGCGCTCTAGCTGTGGTTTTCCAAGTAAATCAGCATTGTCAAACAAGAATCGACGTATTGGTGAATGCTGGTCTGCTAAGGCATCTGCTGACAAACATGCTGAGATTTTTATCTCACCTACTATCAGTGATTCGATGCGAGTGCTCGACATACTGGCGCATGAACTGGTTCACGCATGTCATCCCGGTGATGGACACGGTAAACTGTTTAAACGCACTGCTACTGCTATCGGTCTCGAGGGCAAGATGACAGCCACTATCGCTGGCCCTAAGTTTATCGAATGGGCAACGCCAGTGATCGAGCGCCTAGGCCAATATCCTCACGCCGATCTTATCCCCTCAAACGCACAAAAGAAGCAGACAACCAGAATGCTGAAATGCTACTGCACCGAATGTGGTTATACCGTGCGAGTGGCTGGCAAGTGGCTGGATGAGATGGGTGCGCCACACTGCCCAGAACACGGCATGATGCAGGCAGAGTAACACCTAGTAGGCCAGTGACAGTGGCCTGCTGGATTGTGATTCGCACAATCAATTTCAATCAATCAATAGGAGAGTTAACCATGATCATCACAGGCCAGGACAACATCCAAGCATTCAGAATGCTCACATTGTGGAGAGGTTTGAAGCTGGAAATTGAAACAGGACTAATTACTGGCTGCTACAAAGCATTGAAACGAATGGGTTATCAAGGCAATCGCAAGACAGTGTTTAAACAGCTTTCAATTGAATTGGGCAAAGAGTAAAAAAAAGAATGGGGATATTGTCAACGGGCAGTATCCCCTAATCGTTATATAATCGTATCATTCACACAAAGGAGAGTTATCCATGAACAAACCAAAAGTAGGTCAACGCATCACACTGCACGTGTATGGCAAACCACAGGCAGTAACTGTGCTTGCTGTGCATCCATTCGGCACTATTGATATTGAAACTGATTCGGGCAAATGCTTTCGAATTACAGGTTTATCTTTCATTTAAAAGGTGACATCATGACCGAAACCCAAATTGAAATCATAGTAGAGCGAGCAATAGACAAACTGGACGCACAACTCATGCAAAGCAAGATCACCCAAGCAGAATACGATCATGAAGTAATGATTGTGGACAAGTGGGCAGAACAGCAATACCAACACAACAAAGCACAGACCGTTTAAACAGTGTCACCTACAAGCTCATCATGTGGGCTTGTGGATTGATAATGTTGTCAGTCAAAACCAACTAGGAGAGTTATCCATGAAAACCTATCAAGCAATACAAACCAAATACATGCCAGCAACAGACCACAGAGGCGCACGTATAAAAGCCTGGTGTGATGCTGATGCTGTCATTGTCCCCTACACATACGACAAAGACGATGCAGGAACACACCTAGACGCAGCGTATAAGCTGGTCGAACACTTGGGATGGGACGATGACCACTACGGCAAATTAGCCCAAGGTTCATTGCCTAACAATGCAGGGTATTGCCACGTGTTTGTGAAAGGATAAGGTGACAGCATGAGTGCATATCAAACAGTTTATAACGTGCATTGCAAGACCTTTGCAGTGCTTAAAGACTTATGGCAACTGCCAGAGAATCTAGCAACCAGACCAGATCACCCCGTGATGTTGTTTAGGGTTGTACCCTCGCATAGGTGCAGCCAGTCCCTACTGATTCGCAAGATGGTTGCCGATAAAGTACGCAAGACCCGTAAACAATCTAACCAGGAGCAAACAGCATGATCAAATTCAAACACCACGACGACACGTTTAAACAGTTTCCAAGGACTTTGATGGAAGCATTCCCAGAAGCACCCCAGTGGCAAAAGCCCATGCCCTTGCATGAAGTAGTCTTATATCTCTTAGGGTTTTTTGTGGTTTGTTTCTTGACAGTACTTCTAATCCTGAGTTAATATCTATCCCGTTGCCGTGGAAAGCAATCAATTGAGGCCACTTAATTCTACTCTCGCCCTTGGTTTTTACCTCTGGGTTTCCACCGAGGGTAGAGCTAAGTGGCTTTTTTTATGCCCTTTCACGTCAACCGCACCCCTAGCGATATTAAGTGCCCATGTCTGTGGCAGCGAGGGAGGAAAGCGGATCAGCTTGACCCAAGGGGGACGGCTGCACGAGGGTTCTACCCCAAGTGATAAACGACTAAATAGGCTGATGGATTGTTGCAGAGACAAATTCTCTGGGTCGATAAATAAAGCAGTAGACGGCATTAAGGGTCAAACCCCAATGCTGACACCCAACAGGGTGAAAGTAGGGATGCTACTAATCATCATCCCTATCGTAGCCCTTGTATTGCCGAAAGGAATGTGAAATGAAGGTCAGAGCAATCAGAAAGAGACACAACCTCGCCAAGCTACACAGGGAGTCCCAATGAGTAAAGAATGGGCATTCAAACTAAAAGCCAGAGAAGAAGCTGGAGAGAAGATTTGCATCCCTGCCCAGAAAGCCTGGCGTGAAGTACTAGGCAAACTGGGTGCATACACAGACCCCAGTAAACAAACAAACACAACCAAGGAGGAAAAGAAGATCAAGAAATACACAATGTCGTAATAGTGTTATCATTCTCTCGCACAATCTTGTGCATCAACCGAAAAGGAAGTTATCCATGAAACTCTGTAAAAACTGTATCCACATGCTTCTCTCTGAAGCTGCACCCCACAACTTAGAAATGTCCCGTTGTGGCTATGAGCGCCCTATAAGCCTTGTATCTGGTGACCCCAAACCCATCGTAGAGCTACCCTTTGCCGAGCATGAACGGCGAGCACACGGTAACTGCAAACCCACAGGCGATCACTATGCCCCTATCCCCTCGCCCCTCTCTGTGGAAGAAGAGGCAGAACTGCTCGCAGGAGACATTCGCCATGAGTGATTTCACCCCAGAAACCCGTAACTCTGCCATGTGGAGTGGTGACGCTCGCAGGATTGCATCCGGCAAGGCCAACGAAGTCATTCTCACCAAACTCGGCAAGATGCCCATCCCCGATCTGTCCGGCATAGAATCTGTCCAGATGGGTCATGTCATGGAGCCGGTCATCGGTCAACTGGCAGAGAAGCGTTTAAACATCCTGCTCACCAAGTATGAGGAAGCCTACACGCACCCAGAACATGATTGGCTAAAGACCCACGTTGACTTTGGTGGCTATGAAGATATTCACCGCATCCTGGTCGAGTGCAAAAACTACAACGCAGCCGTGCGATCTAAGTACGATGCAGACACAGGCATGATGCCAGCCGCTGATCTTGCCCAGTGTATCCACGAAGCAACAGTTGTCGGTGTCTCCAAGGTTTACCTGGCTGTCCTCTTTGGTGGTCAGGAACTGGTCATCATCCCTGTCGAAGTCACTGACCAGATGAAGGCAGAACATATCCGCACCTTGTCAGAAATCTGGACGCATGTGCAAAACGGCACAACACTGCCGCCAGAGGACTTAGAGCAGACAAAACTGCTCTACCCTGCATCTGTATCCGGCACAGCAAAAATGGCCTCCCAAAGCGTTGAGCAAGCCTGTGCAATGCTCTTTGATCTCAAGGCCAAGATCAAGGAACTTGAGAAGCAAGAAGAGCAGGTACAGACCCTCATCCAAGGCTATATGCAAGATGCTGACAGCCTGGTAGCTATCGACGGTGCAATCCTCGCCACATGGAAGTCTGCCAAGCCTACGATGGGCTTTGACAGCAAGCTGTTCCAGTCAGCCATGCCAGACATCTACGACAAGTTTGTTGTTCAAAAGGCTGGTAGCCGCAGATTCTTAATCAAAGGATAAGTAATGTTTTACACAAGCAAACACAAACAAGAACTTGAGCAATTAAGATTTACTGTTGAACGGTTGAACCAGCGCTTAGAAATACAGACGATGCGTTTACACCAACTGACTCATGTTGACTTCAAGAACTTGCAAAAAGACGTACGTCAGATGAAAACAGATGAACGCTACGGGTTCAACCAAGACGGGACACCACGCCAAAAGCCTGGTCGCAAACCAATGAAAGGCACATCATGAGCAACATCATCCCCTACAACGACATGCAGCAGATGGCAGAGGTCGCAGCATCCTCCAAGATGTTTGGCTTCAAGAACACGCAAGAAGCACTGGCAATCATGCTTTTGTGCCAAGGCGAGAACATGCACCCAGCCGTGGCCATGCGTGACTACCATGTCATCCAAGGCCGCCCAGCCCTCAAAGCAGACGCAATGCTGGCCAGGTTTCAAGCAGCCGGTGGTTCAGTAGTTTGGAAGGAATACACAGATGAACAAGTTACAGGGGTATTCAGCCACCCGCAAGGCGGCACACTTGAACTCGGTTGGTCTCTTGCTCAAGCTAAAAGGATCGGGATTGCCAACAAGGACAATTGGTCGAAGTATCCAAGAGCAATGCTACGTGCAAGAACTATATCGGAAGGCATTCGTGCCGTGTTTCCAGGCTGTGTCGTCGGTGTCTACACGCCAGAAGAGGTACAAGATTTTGAACCAAAGACGAAACACATGGGTACAGCGGAACGGGTGGACACAGTACTACACGTTGAGGACGCACCGATCCCTAAAGAACTGCCATACCCTTTGATGATCCCAGGTTCAGAGGAAGCCTATGCCAGCTACGCCACGATGGAGGAATGGCTGGATGGTTTCAACGCAATGCTGGAGAAGATTCAGAAGTCTCCCAAGCTGACAGAAGAAGGCAAAGAAGAGCGTATCTTGTCTCTTGAGGAGTGCAACGCTACCTTGTTGGCCAAACTCATCCCTGTGGAGGTGCAGCCATGAGCTTCATGAAACAACTGGATTTTTTTGGGGAGGCGGCGCTGGATGCAATTCGCAGCAATTGGCGCACAACCATTGAGAACGAAGGCGGCCACTGCCCTTGCTGTGATCGTTGGGGCAAGATCAATGCTGTCAGCCTGACTGAGAACATGGCGCTGTCTTTGCTGTGGCTTTCCCGCCAGCCAGTCAACGACAACGGGTTTGTGAAGATCACTGACAACGCACCCCTGTGGATCGTCAAGAGCAGAACTTACCCTGCCCTGCAGCACTGGGGTCTGATCGTCAAGGTAGACAAGTCTGAAGACAAGACAAAGAAGTCAGATGGTCTATGGCAAGTCACCAGCAAAGGCATATCATTCCTTAAAAATCAGATCAGCATTCCTAAAAAATGCTTTGTATATGATAAGGGGATAGAGGGATTTTCTGCTGAAGAAATCCATTTCTCAGATTGCTTTGGCAAACATTTTGACTATGCCGAAATAATGTCTGACACATTTAACATTAATAAAATCAAGGAGTAATCATGGCAGACCCACATCAACCAAGACCAGGCACAGGTGTTGCATACTACGATCCACCAGAGAAGCGCAGGTCAGACAAAGCACCTGAGTACACAGGATTCATCACCTTGGAGATGGATTACAAAGCCGGTGAGAAGGTCAAGTTTGGCATCTGGACGAAGGAGACTTCATCTGGTTTTACCCTGCTGTCGTTGCGTGAGGACAACTGGAGTAAGAAGCAAAATGAACTCAAGGAGCAGGAAAAGGACAGACCAAAGGAAATCCAGCCTCGCACCTTTGGCCTTAACAAACCTGCCCCGATGCACAGCAAGATTCGTGTTGACGATGACGATGTGCCGTTCTGATGGCTAAAGAGTCTCCCACCAGCCGTACGTTGGAAGTCCTGCGAGAGCAGGGCTACACCGTGGCAATCGTGGAAAAATGGAATCCACACGCCAGGATCAGACAAGACTTGTTTGGTTTTATCGACATCCTGGCAATCAAACGGGATGAGACCCTCGCTATACAGGCAACTGCAAGCGGGGTTTCAGAGCGACTCAAGAAGATTATGGCCAGCGATTTGCTGCCAAAAGTAAGGGAAGCAGGATGGAGAATTCAGATATGGGGCTGGAGAAAATCAGCCAAGACCAACAAATACGTCTTGAGGATTTTAGACGTATCGTGACTGAAGCCTACGTTGCTGGGTACAACGCAGGATTCGCAGACAGTAAGAACTTTATGCTTGAGACTCCACCCAGTTTAAACGAGCAAGAACTGTATTACTCGCACCGGCAATTGTTGAGCTAGCAACCACATACACAATGTCAGGACCATCAGGGTAGAAGTTAGCTTGGCTGGTTGGCACAGTGTTAGACGTACCGCCACCCAAAGCCGCATTACCTGTTGGCGCAATGTATGACAGGTCATACGTGGTCTGCCCACCAGTGTTGCTGTAGAAAGCCGCAATGGATGTACCACCAGTGATCGTTATTGTGTTTGTAGTGTTCACCGCTATTTGTGAAATCGAATCTGTGGTTGTACCTGATTGAGCCACGTTACCAAACGATCCAGAAAATCCTGACGGTACGCCGTTCAAAATCAATTGAATCAAATATGTGACGTTGGTCACTACAGCAATCTCACGAAACTGAACCTGCAATCTGTTGATGATCTCTTTGACACCAAACAAGCCAGTCGTGCCGTTGTCCACAGATGGAGCAAGACGGATGGCCATGATCGGCACAGCAGCCGTAGAGTTCGGGCTGGTCAACGCAGTGGTCATGCCGTAGTTGTAAATGGCTGACGCATCTGCTGTGAAGCCTCCATCCATCACAACTGACGAACCCCAGTGAGACAACAGTGCTGCCGTGTCAGGAGAAGAGTATTCCACTGTCACAGGCGCAGTAGCTGAATAGGTGAATGCAGTCGCAGCCGCACCACCAGTCTGTCCTCTGGTCACGCCAATCAAGCTGGTAGGAGTCAGTCCTGTGTACTTGATGTACTCGACCACACCAGCCGTGCCGTTACCACGAATGATCGCAGAGCCACCAGCAGGGTTGAAACTCTGTGTGCTGCCGACATAAAGTGTTGAATCGCCTGTTCCAATGCTTGCTAACAGGTTAGTCACAGGTACTTCATTGTTTTGTTCATAGTGGCTGCACAAGTTACCAGAACGCAAGTAAGCCGTGTACTGCACGTTGTTGTTCTGGAATGTGTAGACATAGTTAATTGCACCGCCAACAGTACGGATACCAAATCGGACAGCGCCAGCACCGTACCAAGAATAGTCGATGTACCACATCTGAATTTTGGTCAGATCAAGCGCATAACCAGATGGATTGGCAAAACTGTTGCTTCCATCCAACGTGTCATACCACTGAGACTGCGGCACTTTGGTATCAATAGTGCGGGACACAATGGCGTTGGCAATCGTTGCGCCTCTGTACTCAGGAGTGATATAGAGTTGCGTGTCACTTGTGATGGTCAACACTTTGTAAGACTGGCCACGAATCACAATGTAATCGCCAACCAAAAGATTGGTTGTAAATTGTGTACCAGAGCCGGTCACAGTGGCATCACCTTTGGTCACAGATACTGTGCCGGTGATTTGGTTGATACTGTTACGCAAGACCGCATACAACTGCTGGCCATCGTACTGAAAAAAGAAGCCGTTTTGTTGGTCAAAAAAACCAATCTTGTTGCTACTTCCCCACCAATTGATAGGGCTAACGTGCAAGATATTGGGCGTTGTAGACGTTTCAGTTGTCACTGTTGGCACGACATTACCTGCTGTGAAGTAGGTAAAGGTTGTGGGAGAGGGAACAGACTGAACCAAGAATGTGCCGTTGTAGATGGTCTGATCAGCACCAGTGACTTTGACATACGTGTTGATGGCCAACAAGTGTGGTGTCTTGGTCGTCACTGTAACCGTGTAACCAGAGGCTGTCAGAGTCGGTGTTTGAATCTGAGGAGCCAACATCGAGCCGGTCGAGAACTGAATGCCTTTGCCAGACTGGTAGCGGAAATACCGGCGAGTCTGACGGAACAGGATTGAGTTTGGCACAGCAGCGCCAGCAGTAAAGTTGACTGAGCCATCATAAGCATGGCAGTCCACAAAACCAGCAGGACGGGCATACAGCGTGGTGTTGTTGGCCACGTTGGTAATGGTTGTAGACGGTGTGCCATTGACGTTGGTGAACGTGAATGTCTTGGCATCAGTCACAGTTGCCACGGTCTGCGGTGAATTGATCTGTGTGGCAGTAGATGGCCCTGTTGTGCCGGTCACAAAGATGAGTGAACCAACAGACAGACCGTGCGGGTATGCGGTCACGCAAGTTACTGTTGAGCCAGTGAATGTGAATGCAGTGGTGATGCCCAAAGAGATGCCGCACTGGCTATAGAAATAGCCTTGGTACACGTAAGTGGCAGTGGCTGACCAGCAAATTGACGTTGTGGTCTGTGAACCCATTGTCACCGTGAATGTGGTGCTGGCGCTAGAAGCAGTGGTCACAAGTCCCCAACCACCGGCATTGGCATCCAACGGGTCTTGAATGAAAATGGGTGTGCCTGTAGGAATCGTAGTGTTATTACTGGTAGTGATCACCAACTGATACTTGTTTGTCTGGTTGCCAGCAATGGCAGTGACTTGCAAAGGCGTGTTGGTCAGGTAATAGCAGGACTGACGGTTTTGTTGCAGCGCAACTTGTTCCCATTTTGAGGACTGTTGACCATATTCAAAGTCAGTGTCGATCAGAGATTGGGGTGTGCTGACCCGCAGCTTGTCCACAGCATCGTAAGCACCAGAGCGTTGGTTGGCTTGGGTTATTGCTTGGCCATTGGCCTGGCTGATTGGGGCGGGAGCAAAAGATGTAATATTTGCCATTGATTACTCCTGCGGATGGCTGCGTTTTGTGCCGCCGGTCATGTAGAACGGGCTGGCATCTGGATTGGTGGGGTGCTTGTCTTTGAAGACACCCTTGGTTTCCATGAAGTTGCGGCCAGTCTCAGGGCGCAGGGTGGACATACTGTCAGCCCACCGGTATTGAAGTGTGCCGTCTACAGGAACACGGTTATCACCGGCACGAAAAGTTGCATCCTTAGAATGCGTCATTTCCTTGTACAGGCACTGGGTTTGGAATAGTTTGTTCACGTTTACGCTCCTTGTATAGAACAGGCAGAAACACACTGACACAGAAGAATCCAAAAGCGCACAGTCTTAACCAGTCAGGATTGTTCATTATCCATGTTGCCAGGGCAAATGTCATCCCTAACGCAACGATTGTCAACAACCTGTCGGTAATTACCGCTAACGCCAACGATAAAAGAGCAGCTACTTTTTGTTCCATGATCATCCCCCTTAAAAAAGCCTGAGTATATCGTTATGTTTCACTATCGTCATCTTCTCCAAAGAAGCCGCTGCCCCATGCGTCATCGCTGACTTTGAGCTTCAGAGCTTCCAATTTCAAACTGCGGTCGATGATCTTCATCTTGTCGGTCAAGCTGGCAGTCTGGTCATTGATCGTTTCTTCCAGCAGTTTGGCAATGGCTTTTTCAAGCGCAGGATCAATACCAAGTTGTTTTTTCTTGCTCATGCAATCCTCAATGGGTGAAATAGTAAGCAGTGCCGCCACCAACAGTGGTTGCCAAAGCCTTGTAAGTCAAAGCCCTACGCAAACTATTTTTTAGCGCATCGGCATCTTTGTACTTTTTATAAGCCTCTTCTGCTTGTTGAATTTCTTGCAAAGATTTTTGGTATGCGTCTTGCGGAATTCTGCCTTCTTTGGCCATGTCGGTAAGAAATTGTTTGCTCTGCCGTAAAGAATCTTCGCCAGACAATGTGCCTAGATGGGTGTTAAAAGATTCAAATTTTGTAGCAGACTCCCGTGCTTTTTCAGCAGTGGTTGCTGCGGCTTCGGATGATTTTGCCAATCTTTGTTGTAGGCTTGATTCAGTGCCAAGAGCTTTCCCCAGCCGTCCAGTAGCGCCAGTTGCACCTACAGCACCCTGTTTGCTCAACAATGAAGCGGCTTTTTCTTCGGCTTGCTTGGCTTTGAGAACTTGGTTTGCAGATGCTTTTAACTCAGGAAATACTTTGAACAATCCTTGATTGATAAATTCTTCAGCTTGCTGGGCATTCATTTTTTCCATCTTGCCACGCACAAGGCCAGCAATTGAATCAACCAATTCTTTAGGTTTGCCACCAACAAGGTCAATTAAGCGTTCTGCTCTTTCTTGACTTCCATCCAAATAATACTTTGCAGTAGCCGATTTGTCGGCAGAAAACAAAACTTCCTGCTCTGCCAGTTGTTGTGCTTCAGTCAATTGACCGCCACGACCTGTCAATGCTTTTGTGATGGGAGCAGAGCTTTCTTGGTATTTTGTCAAATACTCGCCAACACCAGGCTCAAATTCTTTCATGGCAGCAGACAGTTTTTTTGCAATGTCTGTTCTTCGGCCTATGTCTAATGCAGCAAATCCAGTGGACTCAGACAAATTTTTGTCGGTCAGCATCCTTCTCATGAACTCTGCTTGATCCAATGTCATGGGTTCTTGCTTGGTTGTTTTGGCAACATACCCAGGTATTGATGTCTCTCTTAACTTTTCGACATTCAATTCGCCCTTAGACAACGGAACTTCTTCACCTTTTAAAGACTGTAACCTTGCCTTCAATTGACTTCTGAAAGGCTCAGTTGTTCTATTTATTTGTGTTTCAAGATCAGCAAATGCAGATTCCAAAATTGGCTGTGATTTTGGATCAGTAGCAATATGTTGACCTTCTGCTTCTTTAGTTCTTGCTCTATCAAAAGCAGGGTCTTTTGTTTTGGTAATGGCTTCTTCTTGCCTAACTTCAGACAATTTTTTTACATTGCTTCTACCAAGCGGCTGAATCAAACCACCCACTTCTTCTTCTGTATTGGCTTTACTGCCAAGTTTAGACAAAGCATCGTCTGTTGCTTTTTTTGTCTTATTCTTTTCAGCAATTAGTTTTTGAGATACAGCAGCTTTTGCTTCTGATATATCTTTTTGTGCTTGCAGTTCTACATTCTTGGGAGACTGCAATTCTCTAGCTTTAGCGGCTGATTCTTCGGCTGCTTTTGTTTCAGCAGCTGCTCTTTCAGCAACACTAGCAGCAGTTTGTCCTTTGACTTTTTGGCCTAAAGCCTCTGCTTCTTTACCAAGCGCAGCCGATTCTTTACCAAGCAGTCTGTTTGCCAAAGGTGCTAATTTCCCTGCTCCGTACCCAGCAAGAGATTTAACCAATCCTGCGCCGCTTGCAATTGCTGGTATGTTTTCACCAAGAGTTACTGATGCTTCTGTACCAGGCGCTGGTGCTGGAAATTGTTTTTTTATGTAAGAAGACGGTGGAAATATTTGTCTACGGGCTTGTAGTTCTGGAGTTGCTTCTTCTGTTGTACCTAGAGATTCAATGTCGCCAGGAATACCCATCAAACCAGAAGCAAGACCAACCGCACCACCATACAAATGTTCACCAAGTCCAGGTTCTTCTGTCTTAGTTTTGGGTTTGCCAAATCTAGAAGTATCAGGTTTACCAAACCTTGAAGTATCAGGCTTAGATTCTGGTTTGCCAAAGCGAGATGTATCAACCATTACAAAAACCCTTTCGCCTTCAGATCGGATTTGGCTTTTTCTTGGTTGCCTTGAAAATGTTCATCAGCATACGCTTTAATTTCTTCTGGCGTTGCTTTTTGTTTTGATTCGGCAACAGGTTGAACCGCACCAGTTGCTGCTCTGAAATCATTTATTTTTGCAGTCATCTTTGCAATTTCTGAATCAGATATTAACTGACCATGCAAACCTTTGACCATCTCATTGCGTCTTTTGGACAATAAATTTAGGTAACCTTGTTTTTCGTAGTTGCTAGGGTCTAATGCACCACCAGCTTGCTTGACCACAGACACCAACAAGCGTCCACCAGCAATTTCTCTTTCTGCGGTATATGCTGCAAACAATGCTTCTTTTTGAGCAACAGCATTTTTGGCTTGTGGGCTTATTGAACCATCAATAATACTGTTCAACTCTTCATCAGAAATTTCATGATTATTGTCACCAAGAGATTTAAGTTTTTCATTGATTGAAGCAAGTTTAGAAACCACACCAGTTCTTACATCTGGGTCTCTAAACAAGGTAATGACATGATCCATCTGAGACACGCCATTAGCAAGACCAACAATCTCTTTATCTGTTTTGGCATCTCCAGATGATTTACCAATGGTGTCTTTTAAGAATGCGGATGGGCCAATTGGCCCTGTTGCTTTGGCTTGAGTTTTTCTCATGCCTTCCATGCCGCCTTCAAAAGGAACAACTTTCTTGGTCAACGGATCAATGTAGAAAGGTTTACCAGCATCATTAAATAACAATTCTGGTTTTTCGTACTTTTTCTCTTCTCTAAATGTTTCTAATTGTTTTTTCTGTTGGTAATCAATCTTAGAAAATTCAAATTTGCGTTGATCAATTTTGTCTTGCGCTGTTTGCAAGGCAGTAGTGACTGTGTTGAGTGCTTCGCCCAATGCTTTGTATTGGCCAGAACGTGCCAAACGTGCAGCTATGCCGGTGTTGTCCTCAGCAATGACTTGTTGAATCTTCTGCAATCCTAATTCTTTGTCAGTTGCCATTAACTTCATGGCATCTTCAAACAAAGCATTTACCTTGTCATTGTGTGTTTTCAAGACTTTGAGGTTTTCTTCAAATGCTTTAATGTCTTTTTCATACACATCTTGACGGCCAGCCTGGTAGCCTTTCATTGCTCCAGTCAAACTAGCAAGAGTTTGCATACCAGCGTATCTACCCTTACCGCCAGAACCAAATGCCGCCACGCTGATCAAACTAAACAATCCAGCAATGTCTTTGGCGGTTTCAGGTGATGGGGCAAACGGAGAAGCCTCTTGAATGTCTTTCTTGTGCTGTTCGATGGCCGCTTTTTGTTGCTGTGCCATGTCTTGCATTAATTCTGTGCGAGATTTTTCACCACGGGCAAGCGCAGTAGCTTCGTCAACTTTGGCTTGACCTTCTTCTTTAGCACCGGCTGTGGCCAGAGACAATTGTTCTGCTCTAAGAGTTGGCAAGTCTTTAGGAGTTGCTTTACCCAAACCCTGGACAAAACCTTGATCATTGGCCATCGCTTCTGGCGTAGGAATTTGTGGTGCTGGGGCAGCAGCAGCCGGTTTTGGTTGTTTCGCAATAGGCAAAGGTGCTGGTCTGACTGCTGACGGTTGTTTCAACGCAGCAATCTGTTGCGCCATAGGAGGTGGTTCACCTAAACGGCGAGGGTCAACATACGGTTGTGCTTCTGCTGTATCAGGCATTTGGTACTCCGGCTTGTGCTGGCGCTTTGGCTTGAGTCTCAGGCAAACTAAAACCTAACGCCTGATAGAACTCATTTGCCAATTTTGAAGCATCAGCACTCTGTGAATATCCTGTGGATATTGCATTCTGAATCAATTTGTCAGCAGTGCCAGAAATTGCTTGAGCTTGATTGATCAAGGCCAATCCTTGCGTGATGTTGTTTTGAGCGTACTCTTGTGCAACCCTTTGAATCTGAGCTTCTGTTTGCTGTGCAGCCGTGCCACCAGTAATACCGGCTTGAGCTTGTTGCTGCATGGCTTGTGCTCGCAGGGTCTCTAACTTTTGTTGTTGGTCAGCGGTCAAGCCACCTTGCTGACCCATGGTCAACATTTGCTGACCTTGTTGAGCAATCTGCTGGGCTTGAGCACGGTAAGGTTCTGCCAGCTTTCTGATTTCAGCTTCATTGGCAACAGTTTGTTCTTGGGCCTGGTTGGATGCTTGCAATCCTCTTGCACCACCAATTAATTGACCAGCTAATTTGGCGTATGGGGCAAAAGGAGTAAGCGTTTTGTTCAATGCTTCGGCTTGTTTTGCATAACCGCTTAATTGATCAAAAAACCCTGGTGCAAGTTGTTGGGGTTGTTGAGGTTGAATAGGCAAAGGAGGCCCACCTGCAACACCACTGATCGTGCTACCGAATTGTTGACCACCTTGAGGCACAGGAGCTTCTACTGGTGCTACAGAGGGATTGGTAATTGTGCTTTGGCCAGGACGGAAACCTGCGCTTGGTGCAGATGGTTCTGGCACGGGTGCAGGAGCTGGTTCTGCTGCTTGTGTTTCTTGTGGAGTGTAAGAAGAGTAATCAGGTGTAGAAAAAACACCGTCACCATCATCAAATTCCATGATGCCGGTTTCTGGATTGATCTTGCCACTGCCGCCATGTTTCTTCAGCAATTTGGCTTCTTTGGGATTGATGTGAGCAAGGATGGAGTCTTTGCCCCGGCCAGCGGCAGCAAGGCGTTTTGCCATGTCAGGCAAGCCCATGTCTACTTGCAACAGTTTTGCCAGTGTCGCCATCAGATTACCTGCCCTTCTTGCTTCAATGCGGTTGTGCCTTCGGGGTCACCCCAGGGGTATTTTCCACCTTTTTTAGCTGCTTTGCCACTGATTCCTTCTGGCCCTGCGGTATCCAAGATAGCAATATCAGCAGCGCCAGCGGCTTGTGGAGATGATTGTGAACCTGTAGCCACATCAGATGTCTGTCCACCAGCGGGTTGACCAGCAGGAGAACCGGCAGTTGAACCAGCAGGAGACAACTTGTTGACTGAATATTTGGCTATGTAATCAGCAATCTTCTTGTCAGTAGCGGAAATTCCAGGTGTTTCTGAAATTGGCGTATCGCTAGAAAAGCCAGAAGTTTGTATTCCAGTGCTAGATGTATCAGTAGATGGAGCTGTGATATTACTTTCTCCGGCAGTAAACCCTGTGGGAGCATACAAGTCCGTTCCTGTGCCAGTAGATGCTTTCAGACCCAAACCAGATTTGCTGTCAGGCGGGACGATGCTGTAATCAGTAGTTGGAGTGAGCAAAGACTGATAACCTTCTTGCAATCCTTTTGATAATCCAGCAGTAGCGCCACCTTTTAGAGCGCCAGAGACCACATCTTTGCCGGTCAAGGCGGCAGTTGTTCCACCACTTGCAGCACCACCAACAGCAGCACCGGCTGCACCTGTCAAACCAGACGCTTGTTGAGCAGTGCTACCGGCAGCGCCTCCAATACCACCAAGGACAGCCCCTTTTGCAATTTGTTCTGGGGATGCTCCAGATAAAGCGCTTGTTGCCGCTGAAATTGCGGCAGTACCAGCAGATATAGCGCCAGCAGTTGTGGTTGCACCCAGAGCTGTACCAACAAAAGGAATAAATTCTGGTGCAAAAATCTCAATCACCGGAATAATGATAGGAGCTAATCTTTTCAGTGGCTGTGTGACATGCTGATTCCACCATGATCCAAAACTCATATTACATTCCTTCCATCATTTGTTTTGCCACCTTGCCAAGCATTACAAAATAACCAATCATTTTTAAATCTGGGCTCTTTGGCAAATCTTCTTCAGAAGCTAACTTGTTGTCTATCAATGCTTGAGTAAAAACTGGGTAAAGACTTTTATCTTTTACAACTTGCATCGCAAAATTACCCATCTGCACAAATTTGTCTGGGGTCACACCAAGATTGCCAGCTTGCTGGATTGCTTGTTTAAACATCTCAGTCATTTCTGGTTTGGAAATTTGAGAATTTTTTGGTGGGGGGGCGGGGTTTTGCATTTCCATATTAAATTCCCAGTGCAGCTAAGATTTGTTGATGAAGCGAAAGGTGAGTACTCAACCAGTCGTAAAAAGATGATTCATCGTTCCAATTTGTATCTAAAAGGTTGATTGGATTGCTCAAACCAAGCGAAAAAGACATGGCTTGATGCTCAACTTGGTGCGCTAAAAGCCAGTCTTCCAGGTCATTAGGATTGGCATCCATAAGGGGAAAACGGGGTATTACGATGTCTTGATCCATCAAAGCCTCTGCAAACGTCTTATGTTGCACACCATTCTCAAAAATGAATGCTTGCAAGCTGTTTGTGTCGCCATGACGAACAATTGAGAGTGCGTCCATATTCATTAGAACTTAGCCCTCATCTCTGTTTCAAATTGCATACCGGCAACCGTGTAATTTGGGCTGGTGCTGGTGATTGTCATGCCAATGTACTTGCCCCACATCTGTGCATCGTACTTGTACAAATAGTAACCAGAGGTTGCATTGCCCCAAGTAACAGTTGCAATACTGTTATTGACCCACGTGACTGTTCTACCTGCGTTGTTCACCCAAGTAACCAGGGTAAAGTTGTTGACAGTATTGGTTGTCGTGACAGCAGATGCGTTTTCACTGTCAATTGTGACGTTCAAATTGTTACCTGTTGTCCCGCCAAGGACTGCCTCAACGCCCCACTTCAGCGCAACTTTGTCACGGATGATGTTGCCCATGCCCATCAAAGCAGACTGAATTCTTGTTGGCAGTGCAGCGGTGTTGCTCTGATACATCAATTGGAAGTCGCTGCCAGTTGTTGAGTACAGTGTTCCTGCACCGTTTACCGGTATAGACGTTACATAAGTAATTGCATTTTGGTAGGTAAAAAACCACTTTTTGTCAAAGAAAACGGCTTGAATCCACTGTCCTGCGCCTTGTGTTCCAGATGTACCTGTGTAGTAAAAGTTGAAGCAAGCGCACAAAATGTTGTAGATCAATACCTGTCCAGCACTGACTGTTTTTGTAAAGTCAATGAACGGAAATAATCCATCTAGTGCGTCACTGATCTTTGATGTTGTTGAACCAACCAAAGCGTATATACCGTACCGATTCATGAACACAATAGACCGGAAGTACGGCATCATGGCGTAGGGCTGGTCAGAACCCACGCTGGCGCTGATGTTGGTGTTGGTGTACAAAGTTGTGCCAGTGCTAGTGCTAATACGCACATCTGAGATTACGTTGATGCTATCTGGGCCAAATACGTACAAGAAATTGTTGGCTGACACCAACTGAGTAATATTTCCAATCAGTGTGGAATCATTAAAAATGATGTTGCCAGCAGTAGCACTGTAAAAATCATTGTTTGTACCGGCGGCAGTAAAGTACAACGTGCGTCCATTAGCAATCCACACACGGCCTGAGAATGATGCGATACAAGTACCAGGCTGAGAGACAAGAGCTGCGGTAATGGTCTGGCCAGTACCAGCACTAGTGATGGTGACCGCAGGAACTGTTGTGTAACCCGTACCTGTTGTAAGTCCTGTGCCGTAGGCAGACACGGATGTGATTGCTGTGCCGTTGGTGGTCAGAGAGATGACGGCTCTTGTGCCGCCAGTCTGGTTTGGTACAGCGACTGACGCTGTGGCAGTTGTGTAACCAGTGCCAGTGCCAGACAGAGTAAAAGTTAGCGATCCAACCTTGACTAAGTTTGTGCCATCCCATTGAAAATATCCGTTGTTTGGATCAATGATGATGACCAGGGTGTTGTTCCACTGGCTGGCCTGGACACCGGATGATGAGAACGTACCGGCTGCGCCTATGGTGATCTTTGCATTTGTTGCCACGTTGATGGCTTCACATCTGCCATCTGTCTGAAATGCAATGTAGTAGTTGGTTGTGCCAATGTCACCATACTGGGCGTAGTAGACGGTTGATCCAAAAGTAACAGCACCTATTGTAGTGGGCGCAGGAACAATTCGGAGGTTGCCGTGGCCAATAGGCATGGCATTCTCCAACCAAGCAAACTCAGTCTCCTTGATAGAAGTCCTATTTGCTTTGGTGTTTACCCCATCAAAATCTTTGGTGATGTGGTAATCTTTTTTCTGTTCTTGCGTTGCCATACAACCTTTTATCTTTTGGCGGTTTTTGCAGAACGTCTAAACGCTTCTGCCGTTGGGTAACCACTTTGACCAGGCTTCTTGGCACGTTTGCCAGCCTTGCGTCTTTTGTTGATGTTGTAGTACAAACCCCGTTTTGCTTTTGGTGTCTTCATCTGCAACCCCATCTCTTTCTTGCTGCTTTGCCTCTTTCCCCTGTCCAACCCTTGCTTCTAGCACAGAATGACTTGTGCCTTGGGCCGGACTTTTGAGGAGCTTTGAGATTGCTCCCCGTGGCTCGGTTATACTTTTTACGGCCTTTTGCAGTCAAGCCACCTCCTGCCCTAACGGACTGTTTTTCTCCTCGACTAACAGATAAGTTAGGGCCTTTTTTTCTAGGCATACTGTCTAGTCCCAGCTTTATCAATGATCAAAGCCATATTACGTGGCTGGATGTCTTCATGATTGGGAATTGAGACATGCGTCCAGCGGTCAAACTCACGGATGCACTGGTCATAAGGCAAGCCAGAATTAATGATGGCAGTCACCACTTCATCTGGAGTCATACCTTTCACACGGATGTCGGCAGCGCAACCACGACGGTGTTGGCTGGAATCTTTAGAACCCACGGCAGTATTGACTTCATGGCTGCGGAAAGCTGAATTGATGTGAATCTCACGGCCACCCAAGACGTTCCTGACATCTTCCAAGAAAGCAGCCAGACGAACCAAGTTGGCCATTTCGTCTTCGTTGGGAGTGTTGTCAAACTCACGGTGGTCAGTGTGAGTAAGTTCTTCGTAAGTAAAGTTTTCTGACAAGTTCATGGTTTACCTTTCAGGGTTTGGTAGGCTTCGTTGTAGAGGGCAATGCAGGTGTTGAGCTTCCTGATTGCGGAGTCTCCTTCGTCTGTGATGGCGACAAGAGATTTAGCAGTCTGTCCGTCAAGTTCGGCTGATGCCGTTCCAGGGTCACTTCCAACGGCAACGGGGGTATCTGCGGCGGCTGGTAAGGCGGGACAGGTGGCTTTGACAGGAATCCGCAGCTTGAGAGAGCCAGACTCAATGTCAGCATTACGCTTTTCTTGAAGTAACTTTGCATTTTGATTTGCTTTCATCAATTGTGTTGCTTGGGCATTCACGGCAGCAGTCAATGCTTGTTCTTTTTGTCTGGCTTCGGCATTGAGCTTGGCTATTTCCAATTGTTGCCGAGTCAATTCATCTTGTCCACCCTTGTAATACCCGCCACCAAAGGCAGACAACACGGTCAAAATGATGCCTAACAGGACGTATGGGTTGAATAGACTCATGGCACATCCGTAGTGTTAGCAGGTGGCAAATTGGCACTCAGCGGTCTGGTAGGCACTTGAGGCACGGGCGGCATCGGTGGCTTGGGTGGCATGGCGGTTGCATTACTGCCGTGGCCAACAGCCATCAAAGTACCAATGATGGAAATCATGCTTGTGAGCACAGTTTTGAGAATCTCAAACAAGACTGCATCATTTTTGGCTTGGCCAACCATAGGCTGGGTGACAAAGATGAAGCAATACAACACACCAAAAACAGCACCTATTAGACAAATATTGAAGCTGATTTGTGTGACAAATTGAGAGAGAGCGTGCCAATCTTCAGGAGTTCTTTTTGAATTTGTCATAAATATCCTTTGGAATCAAGTCTTTAGTACATGTGCCTGATGCTTCACAAGCAGGTGGTTCACATTCTGGTTTTCCCCAATTCTGTGGGTCTTGACACGGATACCTGTACCGGTCTTCGCACCCGATCAAAAACAGGGTTATCAGAAATATTGCTACGATCTTTGTCACGCTTGCTCCTTTCGACATCCCGTCTTAATTTCTCAACTTTCTCAACTTGTGCTTTCACTTCATGCTTGGCTTCTAGCACATCCAGCAGAAGCATTGCATTCAAGGGCAACAACAATATGAACAGAACACAGGCCGCGATCCATCCCATTATGCTTTCCCAATCTTGCCGAGGAACACTATCAGAATCCACAGGTAGGCGAGGAACAGGATACTGATAATCAGGTACGTTACCTTTTCTCTTTGTAGGCGCTCTTGTTCCTTTCGTAGCCATGCTTCAGCATCTCTTTTCTTTCTGGCTTTCTGTTGCTCTTCCTCAATCACATCACGCATGGCGTTGGTTTTTGACCATAGCGCACCCATCTCAGGCGGGGCTTGGTAAACCATTGCCTCACGGATTTCTGTCTCCAAAAGCGCCATCTGATCCATCGCCATCGTGCGCTTCAATGCCGCTTCCATCAAGTTGGCATCAGGGTCATAGACGTTCTTTGAACGCTCTTCTTCTTCCCTGATATGCGTTGCCAATTGTTCCTGTAACCGAAAAAAATTGCTCAATTGAGCAACGATGTCGGACATGACTTTTGTTTCGTCTACAGCAACAAACTTTTCTTTCTTTCTTGTCGCTTGCGCCACAGGCTTGGGCGCTGTTCCAAAGAGCTTGGCCCAAAATCCTCTGACTTCGTTGGCAACACCAACAGCTTCGTCAACAGAGGATTTGACCTCCATGAACGATTCTTTGGCTGACTTGTAAAGAGCAGTTCCTTCTCTGATAGCAGTGGCACACGCCTTTGCCATGAGGAGGATGCTGATCGGGTCAATTTATAGCCCCAAAAGTTTCTTGGCAAAGTCAGCCGCCACGCCTGGGCCAAACAGAACGCACAACATGACTGCGTACAAAAGGTACTCAATCTTGGTCATGCGCTTGTCCCCATCAGCCAATGACTTTTGAATAGCTTCATACCGTTGGGCACAAATAGCCTCATGCACGGCAAATTCTTTTTCTAAATTATCCATTTACAGGCCATTCTTGTGTTGTTACGACTGTAATCAACGCAGGAACATCTGTGCAAGCAGCAATTTCAGTGACAAGGCGGGTGCATTCAGCAATCACTGCGGCCCGATATGTAACCGTAGCGGCAGGAATGTCTACGTTACGTTCAACCTTGCGAACAATCATCCAGTCAGATGCAGACAGCAATTTGTTTGCTGTGTCCTTAACTTGTGCCGTCCACTGATGCTTCAAGCCATGCTGTGTGTATGGCTCACCTTGTTCTGGAGTGACGGTGATGTCATCCAATTGTTTGGGGTTGTCTACACCCCAATAAAAACGGTCATCGTAATGAACAGTAGTGTCAGGCACTTCTGTGATGCCGACAGCATTCTTTTCTTCAATAGAAGTCAAACGTAGCCAGTTTGCAGGATAGCTTGTGCCATCTATTTCAAATGGTGTGTCAAGTGGTAGTGGATTGCCGTTGAGTAAAAACATGAATTACCTCGCTAAAGAATTCTTGAATGGGTTTTCGGCAAAAGCGGCAAAAATGTAGGTTTCAGCCGCATTGAAGTCACTA